ATGCCGGACTTGAAAGAAATTAAGCTGATAGACCTTAACAGGGAAAGCTGGATTAATGCGGCAATAAAACAGTCAGTCGGAAAATTTGAGCTTGAAAAAGACATTGAACTGACAGTAACACTGGAAAATGGTCAGGTTTTAATTCCGCTTGTAACATCACTTGAATGGACAACGGAGAGAAAAGGAGCTTGTGGAGTGCTTGAATTTGAAGTGCTTAAGGAAGAAATAGAATTTACTGAAGGGAACAGGGTATCCGTGAAATATAAGGACGCCCCTTTTTTTCTAGGCTATATCTTTAAGCGTAGCAGGACAAAATCAGGAAAGATAAAAGTTACCGCATATGATCAGCTGAGGTACTTGAAAAATAAGGACACATATATATTTAAAAATGTGACGGCAACGGAAATAATAAAAAGAATAGCGGAAGATTTTAAGCTTGAAATCGGGGAACTGGAAGACACGGAATTTAAAATCGAAAAGAGGATAGAGGACAACAAGACTTTATTTGACATGATAATATACGCTCTCTCCGAAACTCTATATAACACAAAGAAACAGTTCATTTTTTATGACGATTACGGAAAGCTTACACTTAAGGAAGATGAAAAAATGAGGATACTTGACCTCATCCTTGACGACAAGAGTGCAACTGACTATAAATACGGTACAAGCATAGACGACAAGACATATAATCAGATAAAGCTTTTAAGGGTTAACAAGGAAGCGAAGACAAGGGAGATATATATGGTAAAGGATCCTTTTAACATAAAATCGTGGGGTATTTTACAGTACTTTGAAAACGTGGACGAGAAAATGACTGAGGCAAAAATAAAGGAAAAAGTGGAAAGTCTTTTAAAATTATACAATCATAAGAAAAGAACTTTCGCAATGGAAAATGTATTCGGCGACATAAGGGTCAGAGGTGGTTCAAGTATGCTGATAAAACTTAATGTCGGGGATATAATAGTGCAGAATTATATGATAGTGGATAAGGTTAAACATAAATTTGAATATCAGAAACATGTAATGACTATTGACTTTATAGGCCAAATGGGAATAAAGGAGAGTGATAAAAATGGCGGAACTGGTACAACTGTTGAAAGAACTGTCGAGAAAAACGAATGATGCGGGAGAACCGTTCGAGCACAGAAAAGGTACTGTGGAATCCGTGAATCCTATCAGTGTCAGAGTAGACCAGAAGCTGATACTGGAAGAAGACGATCTTATCCTTACGCATCTTGTCAGAGATTATGATGTCGACATCTCGGTTAGTCATGAGACAGAAGATTTTGAGCTTGTGGAAGGTGCTCTGACAGATATAAAAAGTCATAAGCATGAATACAAGGGCAGAAAAAGAATAACTATCCATAACGGTTTAAAAGCAGGAGAAGATGTCGTGCTTCTAAAGGTACAGGGAGGACAGACCTACATTGTACTGGATAGATACAAAGATCCTCACACGGAAGGAGAGTGGCTGTAATGATACCCCGTAATGACGGACTGACTTCGGACATACGTATCATAGAACGACCGACAAAAACTTACAAAATGGATTTGTCAGGAAATGCCATAGAAGACTATACGGATGAGCTGAAAGCAATGGAACAGGCTATCTATAAAATAATAAGGACAGAAAGATACAAACATATAATCTACTCATGGAATTACGGAATAGAGCTTGAAGACCTGTTCGGAATGCCTGTAAGCTACTGTATCCCTGAAATTGAAAGAAGGGTAAAAGAGGCATTGGAACAGGATACGAGAATACTTGACGTGACAGATTTTGAATTTGAGACATTAAGAAGAGGAACGGTGCACGTCAAATTTAAAGCAGTCACAATTTTTGGAAATCTGGAACTGGAAAAGGAGGTGCAGATAGCTTAATGTTTGAAGTAATGACTTATGAAAAAATAATGGAACGGATGCTTGCTAGAGTTCCGAACAGTATGGATAAAAGGGAAGGCTCAGTCATGTGGGATGCCCTTGCACCTGCCGCAAAAGAACTGGAAGATATGTATTTTGCCTTATCAATAATACTGCAGGAAACATTTGGAGATACGGCCAGCAGACCTAACTTAATAAGAAGGGCAAGTGAAAGAGGGATAACTCCATACAAAGCAAGCAAGGCAGTATTAAAAGGTGTTTTTGATATAGAAATACCGCTGGGTAGCAGATTTAATTTGGACGAGCTGAACTACACAGTTACGAAATTCATACAGCACAATACTGGTACAAATCTATATGAGTATCAGGTAGAATGCGAAACTCCCGGGAGAGATGGAGGAAGAAAAACAGGAAATATAATCCCGATTGATTATATTAACGGCTTAGGTAGAGCCGAAATAACAGAACTTTTAATTCCTGGACAGGACGAAGAAGAAACTGAAAAACTGAGACAGCGGTACTTTGACAGTTTTAACATGAAGGCTTATGGAGGAAACATTTCTGACTATAAACTTAAAGTGCATGAAATTGAAGGTGTGGGAGCTGTTAAAGTAACTCCGGTATGGAATGGCGGAGGAACTGTTTTATTAACCATACTTGACAGTGATTTTAATCAGGCGAGCCCTACACTGATTAAAAAAGTACAGGACACAATGGATCCGACAAAAGATGCTAGAGGTCTTGGGGTTGCACCGATAGGGCATATTGTTACAGTACAGGGTACAAGCAATGTTGCAATTAACATTCATACAAGTATCACTTTCGAGCCTAATTTTTCATGGCCACTTGTAAAATTAAAAGTTGAGGAAGTAGTAAAGAACTACTTACTGGAACTGAGAAAAACATGGGCTCTGAAAAATGAAAAAGTAAGTAATAATTTGGTTGTAAGGGTGTCCCGTATAGAAGCTAAAATACTCGACATAAACGGAATTTTGGACATTCAGAACACAACAATAAACGGAAGTACTAACAATTTACAATTAACTGAGTATCAGATACCTGTATGGGGGGGTATTACAGTATGACGATTTTAGAAAATATTAACGTCAACCTGCTGTCATACCTCCCTCAGTTTATGCAGGAGTACAGGGAAATAAGGAACATAATGGCAAGTGAGGAACCTGAACTGAGGCTGTTGTGGGAACTGCTTAGAAAGGTGTTTAATAATCAGTTTATACAGTACTGTGACGAAGACGGAATAAGCAAATTTGAGGAAATGCTGGAGTTACACAGATACGAAAATGATACGCTGGAAATCAGAATTTTTAGGGTTTTAACTTATTGGAACGACCAAATCCCTTATACATGGAGAGTTTTAGTAAACAGAATGGACCAGCTATGTGGCGTTGGAAACTACGAACTGAGACCCAATTTTAACGCATATGAACTAGGAATCACTACTAAGTTTGATGATGCAAAAAAATACGACGAACTGAACAACATGCTTAAGACAATACTACCTGCAAACTTAGGATTTAACAGTATTAATATACTTACACCGAAAACTGAAAACAGGATATATATAACAAACGGAATAATAAATTATATGAAGTATGAAATAAATGCAAAACTACCTGATGCGGTATTTAAAATATTTGCCACTGCAGGATTTATGCACAGTAAAAAATATGTGATAGGAGGTTAAAAAATGGCAATTTTTAAAGATACAACGATAACAGATAACGGAAGAGCTTTGATAGCAAATGCACTTGGAAACAACAAGCAGATTACGTTTACAAGAATGGTGACATCAAGCAAAGTTTACAGTGATACTACTGATGTGTCAAAACTCATAAATATTGATGAAATAAAGCAGACAGTCAATCTGTCGAGAGTAAGTCAGGAAGGTACGAAAGTAAGGCTGAATGCGATATTCACAAATGCGTCTGTTAACAGTGCATATAAAATAGAAACATTAGGATTATACGGAAAAATAGATTCGGGGAACGAAATACTGTACAGTGTAACAAGAGCGTCAGAGGCTGACACAATGCCAGCAACAAACGGAATTAATCTGGCCACGGTCGAGATTGATTTGATTACTGAAATAAACAATTCAAATGGGGCGACAATGGTGATTAATCCTTCTACTTTGGTCACACTGTCAACTCTGCAGGATTATATAAAACATGAAGAAAAAATGAACTGGATGGGTACGGATGGGTATGGAGGATTGTTACAGGATGCAGGAACTAAAAAAGTAGGGGTAGCATACTATGATAAAGCGAATAAGCAGATGGTTGTTCCAACTGTCGAAAATACTTTGACTTATTTCGAAGGGTCAAAATTCATCTCAATAAGTGATTATCAAAATGCAAAGAAATTGGAAAATTTATCCAATTTTAAAAGTGAGACTGTAAGATTAAACAGTACTAACGGCATCCAAAATCAAGCTTTTAATTTAACAATATCAGGTAATTTAAGAATCATTGATTTTGGGAATTTAGCAGTAAAAAACGAATATGAAACTAAATTCATTTTGCCAGATTGGTTTTGTAAAAATATAAAAACTGTCAACGGCTCATGTGCGAACGGAACTGGCGGAGCAACTGGAGAAGTTGCTGAAATCTATTTAGAATCTACAACTAAAAGTTTAAGATTTTTTCCAGTACAGCGTCCAGGTTTTAATGGGAATTTGCAACTTTCGGGGCAAATAGTTGCTTTTGCTACAGATTAATCAACAATATAGCTAACTGAAAATATTATGCTGGCAGAATTGACTGTTGCACCTTTCCATTTCCCAATTCCGCTAGATTCGATATAAACTGTCCCAGTTGAAGTGTTATATTGCGAAGCGTTAACCGAAAGAAAATTTTTTGGCTTGAATCCATCAGGCACTTGGAAAATTACAGTGTTATCATTGATATTTCTTAAAGCGTTACCACTGTCAAAAATGATAGTTACTATGTTGCCGCATTTTTGAACAATATTACATGTAGTTCTACCTTGTCCTATTGCTTCTGCATGGACATACAACTTTGTCTGTTGCACTTTGTATAAATTTTCCAATTTATACAGAATAAATAAAAAAAATAATAAGGAGGTAAAAATGATAATAAATATATATGACAAAAATACCTTACAAGTAGTCGCCCATCCTGTTGCGACAAGCCTGGAAGGTTTTAAAGATAATCCCGTTATGTTTTACCCTGACTGGGATAGTACGAAACATGTCTGCTCTGATACGGAATTTCAAAATCCAATTTTGGTTGCAGGGAATATCAGAGAAATGACAAAAGAAGAACTGTATGCTGTCGGAAAATATAATCTTGCAGATAACGAACTCGTAGAAAATAATAAAATTAAAACAGTTGAACTGTCTGAATTCGAATTTATTGAAAATAATACTGTTAAGCTGAACAGGGATAAGCGAATAGAACAGATAAAAAAGGAACTCTATGAGTTAAGGCTAGAATACGACGTAGCTCCGTTTGAATTTGAAGTAGGTGGCGTGAAATACTTACAGAACAATAGAAGTATAGACCAGTCAAATTTAACTAGAATAGTAGTAATGTGCCAGGCTATGAAAAAGACGGAATTTGAAAACTGGAAATTTTACACGAAGGATAGCAGCGAAAAATATGTTAATCTGACCTTACAGGACATGCTGAGAATGGCAAATATAATGCAGGCACATACAACCAAGGCAATGGCTACAGAAACGTTGCTGTCGCATAACTTAGAAAATTTAACTGATAAAGAACTTAAAGAATATGACGCAAAAGATAGATACGAAAAGGCTTATAAAAATATGTAGATTAATCGTGAGATTTTAACATGATTAATCTCACGATTAGAAGAGGAGGTATTATGTCCACAAAAATAGCATTAACGGAAAATGGAATTAATACTAGAAGTGTTTTTAAGCAAAAAATTACTGAAGAAATTTTGGAAGAAATTAGAAAAACAGCTTCCAAACCAAAACCAGTGTTTGTTGGATATGCACAAATAGGAGGAGAAACAATTAAAAAAGTTATTTACAAATAAAGGAGGTAGTATGCTTGAAAAAGACAAGTTATATATCAGTTTTCATAAACCGAAAACTCCGATTGGTTTTCTGATATCTTTATGGACACTAGGTAAATACTCTCATTGCGAGTTTATTTACAATAATCAGATTTTTCTTTCAAACCCCGGCGGAGTTAGAAAAAGAACTTTTAAATATCAGAAAAACTTTGAAATTTTCGAAATGGACGGCAGTGTCAGAGCTGAGGATATCGTAGAATTTTATAGTACGGCACAGGGTAAAGGCTATGATTACCTGGGTATATTAGGGCAGTTCTTTTATGCATCTAAAGTACAAAATGATGACAGGTATTTTTGCAGTGAATTTTGCTTAAACGCAATAGATTATGCTCTACAGTTTACTTTGACTTATAAGCTAAAATCGTTAAAAGACAGGGTCGGATATCAGTTTAACCCGTCGAAACTATATAAATATTTAAAAGAAATGGAATTAATAAAAGAAAAGGAAGTGTTATAAATGAACATAGGAAATCTCATAGGAACAGAGTTTCTGCATGAAGGAAAAGAGTTAAAAGTCACAGGATTCAGAGTCGAAGGAGGTGAAATCATATTGACTACTGAAAATATAGGAGGTGATACCGGTTCAAAGAAAAAATACGTGTTATCAGATGCGAGTATTGAAAAAATGAAAGGGGTACATCCGAAACTGATTGAACTCATGAAAAAGGCAATAGACGATAGCCCATATGACTTTAAAATCATACAAGGTCTAAGGACTGCTGAATATCAGAACAGTTTATACCAACAGGGGAGGACAAGGCCCGGTAAAATCGTCACAAAATTAGATGGTTACAACAGAAAATCTAACCATCAGGCAAAAGCTGATGGCTACGGCCATGCAGTAGATATAGCTGTTTGCGGTCAATACGACCAAAATGGAAATTACGTAAAATATACAACAGATGCTGAAATGTTTGACAACAAAAAACTTGTTGAAATTTCAGGGCACATCAAGGCTGTAGCAAAAGAAATGGGATTGGAAATAGTATGGGGCGGAGACTGGAAAACTCTGTACGATACACCGCATTATGAACTTGTTTAACTAAAAAAAATAATTTTAAGGAGATGATTTTAATGGACAGATTAACGGCAAAAATTTATATAACAGGGAAAATACTGGAGTTAGCAAAAACATTGATTTACAGAACAGAAATCTTAAGCAAAGGAAAAGCTGGGGTTGAAAAATTTAAGGAAGTCTATAACGGATTTTGGGAAAAGCTGGAAGAACTGCTGGAAAAAGAAAAGGCGAACGACAGGCCATTTATCCCGAACTTTATCGAAGAAATAGGAGAAGACGCTTTGACAATAGCACTTGAAGAAGCTAAAAAGAATTGCGACTTAAGAGTAGTACTGCAAGATATATTCAATATAGAGAAAAAGGAAAATCCTGCTGCACTGTAAACGGAAGAAAGGAGTTATTTATGTTTTTTGGATTAAATCCCGAAACGGCGAAGGAGGTAGTCATGATCTCATACGGCGTACTGCTCGGATTCCTAGGAAACATCACATTCCGGGCAAACAATAAAATCGATATTAAGCCGTTCTGGGTACGGCTTTTGAACGGGGCATTAGCAGATGCCCTTTATATTTTTCTCATGATCCTGTTCCCAAAAATTTTAAAGCTTGACGTCGCCATAATGTTTATCATTTTCGGCATCGGATTTCTTATAGAGCCGTTGTCCGAGTTAGCTATTGTCAAGATGCCAACAATACTGGACAGGCTTATCGACAGATACTTCCCTCCGCGGAATGACGGCGGTGATAAAAATGGTGACTAAAAAAACTTTATGGGAAAAAATGTTCCCGGGAAGGGAGCACAAACATGCACAGAAAAGCACTAAAATCAATTATGCGAACAAATATATAATCAGAATTATATTATTTTTCCTGGTTGAAAATATAGCCCTCATGAAAATAAGGGAGTATCAGTTCACGAGGAATATGCTGGAAATAGCGAATAAAGGAGGAGGACCGTCGGCAGAAGTAGTCAAAACACTGAAGGACACGATGCTGACAGAAAATCTTATAATAGTAATTATTACTACAGCAATCTCTATTGGACTGCTGTATTATTGCGACAGTAAAATGACTAAGGGTGGCCAGTAATGGTCGCCCTCTTTTTTTTATTGGTAAAAAAAATAAAATTATTTTATAAAAAAGGTATTGACTTTTTTATAAATATATAGTATAATAGTATCAAGATGGAAGTAACATGGGAGGTGGATATATGGAAAAGGTAAAGCCGAGAGGTGTAAAGAGAGGAGAAACACCTGCCTGGAAGGTGGGCAGAAAAGCAACAGGAAGAGAAAGGGATAAAAATATAAGCTTTAGGGTAACTCAAGAAGAAAAAGAGCTTATTTACAAAGTATTGGATGAAGTCGGAGGTAACAGGACCGACGCTCTAATAAAAAAACTAAAAAAATAATACATATTTATAAAAAAGGTATTGACATTTTTATAAATATGTATTATAATATTATCAAGATGAAGGACAAGATGAAATAAAAAAAAAGCTCTAACGGTACTGGCAATACCATCAGAGCAAAGGTAAATTTAAATAATCACGACCAAGCGACTTTTTAAAATACCTTGATTTATTTTATCACGTTCTTGAAAAAAATTCAAGGAGTGATTAATATGTTAACTAAAGAAACAATAGCAAATCAAACAAATGCAAGATTGAAAGGAATAGCAAGACAAATAAACACAAACTATGAATTAAGTTTAAAAGAAGATGATATAATCATCTTAGAAAAAGCTGAAAGCTGGACGGATGGTGGAGAGTTTACAGTTGAAAATGAGAAAGAATACGAATATTTGTTCTACTGTGTCAATGAATGTCCAGTTCACATCGTTGACTACGAAAACGAAGAAGAAACTGAAATACTCGGAGCAACAGACTGTGAATCAGAAAAAGAAGTCCTAGTCGCAAAAGGTACAAAATTCAGAATCGTCAGTGTTTCAACTGATGAGGATTACGAGGAAATGGGATATTACAGTATTGATGTTGAATATATGAATTAACAACAAACAGGGCCTTTAAAAGCCCTGTTTTTTTTTGTAAGTATATCACACACATCTGTCATATAAAATCAAATACACACAAATCTATAATGTACGTTTAACACACAATAGGTAAACAGAAACGCAGTATTTTCAGTACTTTAAGTACTCCCTATTTCCTGTAATGTAAATTGATTATCTATTATTTCCTGTAAGTCCTTTAACATTGTATTAATAGTAGCAAAGTGTAATGTAAATGCGGTTAATCGTAGCGGATATCAGATAATTTTGAACGTATTAATAGTAGCAGTATTCAAACTTAAAATGTGTCACTATTTTATTAGCTAAGTTTGAGAGTAATGTAAATTCAGATAGTATTCAAACTATATCATTAAAATGTTTTCAGAATTGCAGGTTTGAGAGTAATGTAAAATATAATATAATATAAACATAAGTACTCTTATCCTAATTTTATATATTATTTTCTTTTTTCCAGCTAAGTAGTATAATATGTAAAACACAATTAACAATAGGAGTTGAGATTGATGAAAACTATAAAATTTAATAATGAAAAACATTATAATCCATTAGAAATTGTAATAATTATAGTATTAGGAATTATAATCTCTTTTCCAACTTTGGTTTTATTATCAATATTTTTAATATTTATGTTTGCCGTAAGTCCTTTAATTACAATATTCTCAATAATTTTTATTATTTTTAAAATACTTCGTATAAAAATCAGTAAAAGATATTAGTTTTAAAGAAAACTTTTTAGGTTATTGTCAAATAATTACAGCTGAAATGATAACAGAGGATTGGAGCAAATACACAAAATTGGAAAAGTAGTTGAAAACTGAAAAAAAGTGAGAAACAATGGCAGTAATATCAGAAAAAGAAATAGAATTCAATAAAAAAATTTCACACCATTAAGAGTAATTATGTTTCAAAGTGAAATCTGATATATTTCAGTGACGAAAATTAAAAAAATTCTATTTTTTTGCAAGTAATAATATTTGTTTTTTAAATTCTTCATCTGAAATTTCACCATATGCACTTTTTCTTAAAATTTCAATTTCTTCTACAGAACATTTCCCACATGCAAGTTCAACGTTATATATTGCACTACTTAATCTTTTTTCTATTTCTGGATTTAATTTTCTCAT